GTGGGGTTGATTGCCGCCAAGGAGAATGTGGACAGGAAATCAGTGGGGCACTGGAGGTACTTGTTGCTTGCTGTTGTGCTGCCCGTGACGTTCTTGCGTAGGGATGGAAGCTGTACGGCGTTGTATATGCGTTTCTCTGCCTGTGTAATAAACACATTCATGTCCGTCGTAGGGAACGTATTCTCCGTGTAGGAGGCAACGGCAGCAACCAACGCAGCGTAGTTCATGCCATCGGACCCCGAGACATCGTGCCTTTAGTGGCGCAACCAGTTCCGCGCATCGTGATACCAGATGTTTTTATAGGTTCGTTACCAGCCGACTTGCTGATGTTGCCAATGCTAACGTCCAAGGTATCGAGCTTACTACGGTTGGGGGGAAAGCCGGGGTTAGTGCCAAACTCTACTGGAGCTTTGGTCATTTTCTTTCCGTCCATCGTATGCGGTTGTGCATAGACGGCAGCGGAGCCAACTTCTTTGCCCATAAGTTTTTGACTGAACTTAGCCATATTAACCTCCGCGACCAGATTTCTGGTTCATCACTTTAGCCATGCCACGACCGTACTTCATCATGTCCATATCCGTCTTGCCGCCGTGAGCAAACTTTGTTGGGGTTTTGCCGGGATGTAGCCTCTTCTCGTGCTTGTGCACGGCTCCAGCTATCATCTTCTTGTCCTGCTTCTTGTCTGCCTTGTCCATATCAACTCCTAAGTTACTGTAACTGAACCCAGTTCTAATGCTGCTACCAAGTAATTTGGTGTCAGCCCATTATCGTTTGCCCTAGAACCACCTACTGGGTTCCAGTTCCATTGAAACACCCGGCTTCCTTCGCCTGAATACCCATCTACCAGCAAGCCAGAAGCGTAGTAGCTCAAATCCCTACGCGGCTCCCGTACTCCTTGCGGATCATCTACCGGGTACATCCCCAACTGTAACTGAGGTTGATCTGGTGTCCAGCAGGTTGGGCACACTAGCAAGTTGTAAGTTTTGGTCTTAACGACTTCCTTCTTCAGTTCCTTCAGTTTGTAGCGGAACCCGCAGCGGTCACATTCCGCTATCGAATTCTTGCCAGATGAAAACCTGTTACCCATGTCTAGCCTAGAAACATTTGCCGGGGCACAAACCGAACTGAGGCTTTCTCACGGTCCTCATCCTGCGCCAACTGCCAAGCCTCGTCGTACTGCATCTTCAATACCTGCAGCCGCTCCATGCCGTTAGGCAGCTTGAGCGCCAAGTAATACGCCAGCCCTGCCGCTACACACGGGATAAACCTGAAGGGCACATCCATCGTATCCGAGCCATCCCCGGCGTTTTGGTTCCTACGTAGTCTCCAGTACACGAAGGTATAGGTCTGGGAGCCATCGGGTGTAGGCCATACGGTGATTGCAGGAGGGTTTGATACATACACGGCTGTGGTGGTTGTATGCGTGGCTGCGGTGGTATTTGCCTGCCCCCTAGCGCAGTCTGTCAGGACATTCCCTACGATATACCCGTAGTAGATGATCTCACTGTCTACCTTGATGTAGCCAGCGGCGGCTAGTCCTATGACTGAACTCAGGGTGATGGTGGTGGCTGTGGCAGTCACTGCTCCGTTCAAGGTCAGCGTTGTGGCTGATGTCTGGCCTGAGTTGCGCTGGATCATCACCTGAATGGGCCTAGCTTGAGTCAGTTTGTTAGGCAACGTAGCGTAGGTACTGACGCTGATACGTGTGATGGTCAGGTCAGATTGATTAGAAGTTGAGTTGGCATTTGTGCGGATGACATGCTCAAGCAAGTCTACGGTGTCCACCGGCAGAGCGTATGTGTTTAAGCCCTGAGTCAGGGTAAACGATCCCTGCTCAATCGTCCACATGTTGATGCCCCGGTTGGCCCAGTCAGCAAACATGATGTTGAGTGACCGACGCGCTGTACGCATGTCATAGCCCGTGCGAAGTTCAGAGCCTGCGCGTTCAAACGCATCCTCAATGACCTCACTCAGGTCCATGTCAAAGTTAGCAACGCCCGAAGTTGTCATTATCTAAATCCTGCGGTTTTCTTTGCTATGCCCTTGGGTTGGGCTACAAACTGTTTTCCAGCAGCTTTACCTGCTCTCTTGGCCTTGGTTGTCGCAGCATACTCACTAGGGCTAAGACTCTTGATAGCCGCTTCAGGCAAGTACCTCTCCCCCGTCTTACTCGACGGTTTACCAGACTTGGTGCGCCATTTCTGGTCACCCCAATCCTTGAGGGATTGCTGCGGAGCTTTCAATCTCGGTAGCCCCCGCCTGCTTTTTTATAGCGCTGCGCTACCATCTGTGCTTTTCTCGCGCTCCAAAGTCCTGCGCCAGTGCCTGCTGTAGCTTCTGCCTTTACGGCGTTAAAAATCCGCTTACGCAGATCAGGCTTGGTGTAGTTGCCAGCTTCATTGACCTTCGACTTCACCTCTCCACCCTCTTTGTACTGCGTGAAGTCCGTGTCGTCACGGCGCTTCTTACGCTTGCCTGTTGGCATCTTGCTAGGGTCAATGGCCCCCATGCCGCGACTTGCTCTCATTTAGCACATCCGTCCACGGGTTTTCCCCCGCTGCTCAATGCCGCCGCCACGAGCGTACTTCTTGACCCGCCCGCCTTTTTTCATGCCTTCTTTCTCGGCATCTACTTCACGTAGGGCCTTAGCGTTCTCAGCATGGGCAATGCGGTCCTTGGAGTCCTCGGATAGCTTCACGCGATCACTCTCACCCATTTTGTCCGCGATGGCTTTGAGTGCGCTGGAGCCCCCAACCATCTTCTTACCAACGCCAGTACGCTCATCAAGGGCACGGCCACTTTCATATCCAGCCCGAAAAGCCAACTCAGCCGCTCCTGCGCGACCCACAGAACGCAAAGCAGCCCGACCCCCCGCCTCTTGCACCTGCTTACGGTTTTGTGGGCGAGTCTTAGCAGTATCTAAACCGCGTTGAATACGGTCTGCATCTGCTCTTTGGGAGGCAACCACATCCTCACGCGGGTTCGGCATGAGGTCTTTTGCATTGGTTTGCCCCGGAGAACGGTACTCGTATCCGGGAATTGCAGATTTATTTAATCGTCCCATAGTAGTTCCTTAACACACCTTGCCACGAGTTTTACCTCGCTGGGCAATGCCATCAGCACGGGATGAGACTGAACCGCCTTGTTTCATGCCCGCCGCTTTGTTGTAAGCCTTGGTAGTGGCAGCTTGGTCTTTAGCAGTTTTACTTTGCTGCTCCATCCCATAACGCTGCGCGGGCGTTACATATTCCTCATCGGATTCGTCCGTGCGCTGTGGGTTTACAAACCCACGCCCAGCACCAGCTTCTTTTTTAGCCATGATATACCCTTTAACAGCCCATGCCGCCGCTTTTCATTTTGATCTGCTTGGCTTTGGTTTTGCCTTTGGAAGCAACACCGTCAGCCGAACGGACAAAACCGCCGGTTGCCATCTTTTTCATGGGCATTTCAGGTTTGGCTCCAGCTTTTTTCTTGGCAATCATTGCCATGAAACCGGAGTTCATTTTTGTAGCCATATCACCACCTCGTTTAAAAGATTTGCCTTTGTCGGCGTTACTAAAATCCTTACCCACGGACTGTGGGATACCTACCTTCTTGGCAAAGCCCGGATTGTGGGCTATTGCTTCCATGAACCTATGCTGCTTTTTGCTGGAGCTTGGCATTTAACACATCCGACCTTTGGTCTTGCCACGTTGGGCTATGCCGTCTGCTGATTTGACGTAGCCACCAGAAGCAAAAGTTTTTTTAGGCGCTGAACGCTGTTTTGCCCGTGCCCTCATAGCTGCAATATCAGGGTCATCATCTATACCCGGCACTTTAGCATTCTTAGAAGTATCCATATTAGTAGTTGATTCTTGTTTTCGTTGATCAAATACTTCTTTTGGTATTACTTCATTATTGTGCATATAAATCAATTCGCCATTTGGCCCTTGATTTACTCTAAAAATATTATTGTCACCCAGTTGATTTTCATCTGCCATAATATTCTCCTAGCATTTCCATCTAGCAAGAGAAGCTGCCTTGCGGGTGGGCTTACCCTTCTCGTCTTTCATCGGCCCCGGCATACCGCTCATCCGGGCGCAGAACGAGTCCTTGCGTGGGCCACCTTGGGGCTGTGGAGCCTTGAGGTTGCTGCCAGTTGCTGCGTTGTACTTGGCCCTGCCCTTGGCAGTCAGACCAGCCCCCTTGGAGATCGGTAGCTTCTCGCCACGACCAACAGAGAGAACCGGGCCTTTCTTCTTAGCCATAGAACACCGTGATTTTTGCTGACGTTGGCAGGGTCACGTGTATGTCAGTTAAAAACAACACACCCTCACCCGGCACTGTGAAAGAGAACGCAGACTGATTGGTAGACAAATTAAACTGAAGCCGAGT